AGAAGTTATTGAAGATTTATTAGATATTAAAATATTCTCAGTGATGAGTTTACTTCTTAGGGAAAGAATGAGAGGAACTAATGAGAGAATAAGAGAATTATCTATCCGCAAAGATCTTCTAGAAGAGAAGATTGACATGCAAAATAGTTTTATTCTGGAATTAGAAGAGACTGGTAAAAAGAATGTAAAGACTAAAAAAGATAAACTTGTCACTTTGTCAGGAGAAATTAATGCATATGAAGGGGAGTTGGAATATTTGAGTGATGAGTTGAATGTGATTAATAAAGATATTGAAATGTTTTCGGGTTCTAACAAAAAGTTAAGACAGTTGGGTAACTTGAGAGGTAAATTATCTCAAAGAGTATCTACCATTACCAAAGAACATAAGTTCTTTAATGAAAATGTATCATGCCCTACATGTACCCAATCTATAGAAGAATCATTTAGGTTAAATAAAATTGATGAAGCAGAATCCAAAGCAAAGGAACTCAAAAAGGGTTACGAAGAATTGGAAGAAGCAATCAAACTTGAAGAGGAACGAGAAACCCAATTCAAGCAGTTCACTAAGGAGGCATCTAAACTAACGCATGAAATTTCTACAACAAGCACAAGGATTTCTGGACTTGAAAATCAAACCAGAGACATTGAACAAGAAATTCAAACTATTACCGAACAACTTAAAAATAGAACTTCTGAAAGGAATGCGTTAGAAAAATTACTAGGAGAACAAGAAGGCCTCCAAAAAGAACAGTCAAAGGAAAGTGAGAGAAACGTTTATAATGAATTTGCACATGCCTTGATGAAGGATGGTGGTGTCAAATCAAAGATCATTAAACGTTATTTGCCTTTAATGAATCAGCAGATTAATAAGTATCTGCAGCTGATGGATTTCTATATTAATTTTTCTCTTGATGAAGAATTTAAAGAGAGTGTAAAATCCCCAGTGCATGACAAGTTTAGTTACGAGTCATTCTCTGAAGGAGAGAAGATGCGTATTGACTTAGCACTTCTATTCACATGGAGAGAGATTGCACGGATGAAAAACTCTGCTAGTACAAACTTACTGATCCTTGATGAGATCTTTGATAGTTCTCTTGATGGATTTGGGACAGAGTATTTTACAAAGATAATCAAGTATGTTGTCAGTGATGCCAATGTATTTGTGATCTCTCATAAAACAGATGATTTTATAGATCAGTTTGATAGGGTGATTAAATTTGATAAGTTGAAGGGATTCAGCAAACTAGTTGCTTGACATAGAATTCAAGGTCTGATACAATAAATACTCCAACGCAGGGTGCATATGACTATCAAGACTCATACAGTCGCTAAGAAGAATCCTAAACACTATCAAGAGTGGTCTTGGGATGAAACCCCTGAAGTTCTAACTGCACTGGAGAAACTCAATGAAAGTTCCAAATTGGCAGCATCACTCAAAGAAGGAACAAAAAAGATCCTTAAAGCCCCAAATGCTCCGACAAGCAAGAGAAAGACGTAGACAGTTGATAAAGCGTCTACAAGCCTCCCCCAAAGGGAGGTTTTTTAGTATAATAGGTATATCGGACACAAAAGTAAATGACAGTACAACACGAAATCAAATCACAACTCGCTAAACTTCTTGCTACTGAAGATCTTGTAGTTGAACATAAGGAAGTAGAAACAGCAGAGTTTAATGTGGGGACTCGTGTATTGACATTACCATTATGGGATAAGGCAAGCAATACTGTATATGATATGTTGGTTGGACATGAGGTAGGACATGCATTATTCACTCCAGACAGAAATTGGTATACTGAACTTCAAATACCACCACAGTTTGTGAATATTGTAGAGGATGTTAGAATAGAGAAGTTAATGAAACGCAAGTATGCAGGACTTGCCAAATCTTTCTACCACGGTTATGAGGAACTAAACGATGATGATTTCTTTAGGATTGCTGATGAAGATCTTGAGTCTCTTAATCTTGCTGATAGGGTTAATCTACATTTCAAGATTGGTAACTTCGTTGATATACCTTTTTCAACTGCTGAAAGGGAGATTGTCAGTTTAGTAGATTCTTGTCAGACTTTTGATGATGTTCTTAATGCATCTAAAGTTCTTTATGATTATTGCTCATCTCAAAATCAAGAAACACAAGAACAAATATCTGCAAATGATGAGGAAGGAACTGATGAAGGTGAATACACTGTACCATCATCGAAATCTGAACCATCAGATGATACTTCTGATGAAGAACTTGAGGAGGGTGAAGGTGACTCAGTAACTAAAGGCCAACCACAAGAACAGCAACCTGAGAACACTGTAGGTAAAGAAGGTTCTAACAATAACTTAGATCTTAAGACTGTAGAGGCATTAGAAGATGCTCTTAAGGATCTTACTAATACTGATAAGTATGGTCGTGAGACTTCTTATTTTGAAGTACCTAAGATGAGACTTGATAGAGTAATTGTTCCTAATGAAACTATCCATGAAGATTGTAGAGTAACATGGGCAGAAAGTGAAGTTTCTTATAAAGAGAGATATGAGAAATATGGTATAGACTCATCGTATCTTCCAGAAAACAGATTTGAAAAATCAGATAACGAGTATGTAAAATTCAAACGCAATGCACAAAAGGAAGTCAATTATCTTGTAAAGGAATTTGAGTGTAGAAAATCTGCTAGTGCATATGCTCGTGCTGCTACTGCTAGAACAGGTGTTCTTGATACAGCAAAACTCCATACTTACAAATATAATGAGGATCTATTTAAGAAGATAAGTGTAATACCTGATGGTAAGAATCATGGTCTAGTATTCATTCTTGACTGGTCTGGATCAATGAGTCCAGTATTGCTTGACACTATAAAGCAATTGTATAACTTGATATGGTTCTGCAAAAAAGTAAACATTCCATTTGATGTTTACGCATTTACTAATAACTATCCTCTTGATACTTACAATTCTGATGGAGAACTAGCAATAGCAAGAATGCCAGCATATGAAGCAAAGGAAGGCCTTGCTCATGTAGAAGATCACTTCTCTCTAATGCATTTCTTTACAAGTAATGTAAGAGGTAAGGTTCTTGAAGAGCAGTTAAAGAACATATTCCGTATTGCATATAAGAGTGAGAATCATTATGACTGCTTCTATGATGTTCCATTGGGAATGGGTTTATCTGGAACTCCATTGAATGAGACAATGATTGCTCTTCATGAGATACTTCCTAAGTTCAAAGCAGAGCATAATGTAGAGAAAGTCCAGTGTGTTATTCTTACAGATGGTGAAGGCCAACCTTTAAGATTCCACAAACAATTCCAACGTAATTGGGAAGATTCTCCTTTCTTAGGTACTAATGAAATCAGATATGGTTCTTACCTAAGATGTCGTAAGACTGGACGTACCTATGCATTCACTGGTAACTGGTACGAGCAAACTGATATCTTTCTAAGGAATCTTAGAGATAAGTATACTGATGTTAATTTTATTGGTATTCGTATTATGACATCAAGAGATGGTGGACATTTCATAAGAAGATATAATGGATCTTATGGTGATGCTCATGACAAAATTCTAAAAGATTGGAAGAAGAACAAGTCTTGTTCCATCAAGAATTCTGGTTATCATACTTACTTTGGATTGTCTTCTAGTGCTTTGGACAATGATGCAGAGTTTGCAGTTAAGGAGGATGCTACTAAGGCAGATATCAAAAGAGCATTCACTAAGTCTCTTAAGGGTAAGAAAATGAACAAGAAAATTCTTGGTGAGTTTATAGAACTTGTTGCTTGATAAATACTTGAAGAATTTTTATGTAAAATCATGAGCCATTTTGGAGATTTAATTGGAGGAAAGCAAACTCCAAAACCAGCACCAGTAGCAGTAGCAGCACCTGTTGTTGAGGAGGCACCACCAAAGGTAGAAGTGCAAGAAGAAGTTAATCTATCTTCTATGAGTAAAAGAGAGTTAGAACTCTATGGTAGAACAATAGGGATTGAATTGGATAGAAGATTATCCAAGAGTAAATTGGTAAAACAAGTAAAAGAAGCACAGAGTAAACAATGACTAAAACCTATCACATCTACTTAAATGATAAATGTTTATTTAAGAATCTGGATGATGATGAGTTTAATGTTGTCTGGAATAGGATATACAAATCATATTGGGATGGACTTACGTATTCTGAATGTGAAGATGAGAAATGTGATTTAGAACCCAGTTATTAAAGTGTCCACTAGGGGTCATCTGACCCCTTTTTTATTGTTATAATAGGAACATAAATAAGACACCTAACATTATTATGGCTTTTGAACTTAAAATGACTGAACAGCAAGCAGTTGATGGATTGAAGGGAACCTACGGCACAGAATTTACTACTGCCGATGTTCGTGCTTTTTGTGCAATGAATGACATTGGTTACCAGACAGTAACCAAAAAAATTCAGAAGTATAAAGTTTCTAAAGGTAAGTGGAATCTTGAAGTAACCACTAAAGCAGTTGAGAATATTGAAAATTCATTCAGTGCTCCAGCAGTCCAACCATCTGTAGAACAAAATTTAGTTCCTGAGTCAGATGATACCTTTGTTAAGTTTGGCCCTTTCAATGATGTAAAGAAGATAATTCAATCAAAAGAATTTTATCCAGTATTTCTTACTGGACTATCTGGGAATGGTAAGACATTCTCTGTAGAACAATCATGTGCTCAACTTAAGAGAGAACTTATTCGTGTAAACATTACTATTGAAACAGATGAAGATGATCTTATTGGCGGTTTCCGTCTTGTTAATGGTGCCACAGTCTGGCATGACGGACCCGTTATTCAAGCTCTCAACAGAGGAGCTGTCTTGCTCCTTGACGAAATCGACCTTGCCTCGAACAAAATCTTATGCCTCCAGTCCATCCTTGAGGGTAACGGAGTTTTCCTTAAAAAAATCGGAAAGTTCGTTAAACCAGCAAGAGGGTTTAACGTCATCGCAACCGCAAATACTAAAGGTAAAGGTTCAGACGACGGAAGATTTATTGGAACTAACGTGCTCAATGAAGCCTTCCTTGAAAGATTCCCAGTAACCTTTGAGCAGGATTATCCATCACCTTCTGTTGAGAATAAAATCTTAGGTGCAGTTGCTTCTAAGTTGGGTGTCACTGATGCTGATTTCTGTAAGAGATTGGTTGATTGGGGTGACATCATCCGTAAAACATTCTATGATGGTGGTATCGAAGAAATCATCAGTACTCGTAGATTGGTTCACATAGTTCGTGCATTCTCTATCTTTAATAATAAAGAGAAGGCAATTCAAGTATGTGTAAACAGATTTGATGATGAGACTAAGCAAGCATTCCTTGAATTGTATGATAAGGTAGATGCTGATTTTGAACTAACCAAAGAGGAGGATGCATGACCATTTGGCAGAATTATATAAGTGCCTACAGATCAATTCTACCTATGAAGATAGAAGGTCTGTGGGCAGGTTGGGAAGGTAAGGGAACCTATCTCAATGCCATCACTCATTCACATCCACACTTTATTAAATCGAGACAGGTGGATATAAGAGATGGTAAGAATGTTGATATCTTTAACTGTATAGCATATCCAAAGACAGGGAGTAACCTTCCCTGTTTTGGTATGGATTTGATGGCATTCAGCGAGAAGAAGGTTATTGTTGTTTTTGATTTCCAACACCCTAAAGAGAACTATAAGTATTCAGTAGAAGGATTGCCAGTAGCAACAGAAGACTATCGTTTCTTTGAGAAAGGTAATCATTTCTCAGAGAATATTTTTGTAAGATATTGTAAACCTAATGAGGTTGATGAACATCTGGAAATGTTTACTAAGTACTTGACTAAGTACAAAGATATGGTAGAATATGAGAAACCCACTGGAACCGATACCAGTGAATATAAAGACTTCGATGCTTACATGACCAGACTTGATCCAGTAAGTGGATACCTTAAAGGTAAGTTTGGAAAAGAAAAAGCAGAGAGTCTAGTAAACGATTTCCTATTTGAATATGGTTAACGCATGGAGTCTTGCAGCATCCATATTAGATGGAACATTTGATAAAGACTATCCGATTATGACTGAAAAAACTGGTAACATAAACATCAATACTGGTGTTGGCAATACTGTCACTTATAATGTTCCTCTGACAGATACGAATCTTAATGGAGATATTACCATAGGGTCAGGTTCTACTATGACATATGATCAAATGGTTTCTGCTGGTTATGAAATGTCAGGTGAAGGTATTTGGTGGCCACAAGATGATGGTACCATAAACATCAATACTACTGGTATTGGTAATACTGCCACTGTTTCTATTTCTGATGACATAAAGCATTCAGAATATTGGTATGATTACAAGCGTAATGATCCAGATGCAGAGAATCCATTCACAGATGCTTTTGATTATATGATGGCAGAAGCAGTGGTTAATGGTACACCTTATCCTCAATCTTACTTAGCTGATAATGATGATGCAATAGCACATCATATACCAACTGCATCTTATGAAGAATTAAATCTAAATATACACGCACATTCACCATATAATGATGGGTGGACACAACAAGCAGCAAAAGAGGAACTTGCAAAAATGACAGACAGTAGGAACAAGTATCATGAGAATGAAATACTTGAAGATATTAAAGATTATGTATCAAGCACATATAATGGACACTACACAGGAACTAAACATGAGTATCGTAATGTTCAAACATTAGACTTGATGGCATCTAGAGATCTTGCATCTACATTTTGTCAAGCAAACATACTTAAGTATGGAAGTCGGTATGGAAGTAAAGATGGAAGGAATAAGAAAGACTTGCTAAAAGTGATTCATTATGCTATGCTATTACTACATTTTGATGAACACTACGGTAAACCAAAAATGACCAGTGGAAACATTGATCACAACATGCCTTAATAATGAAACTCCGACCCCACAACATGAATTTATCTGAAAAAACTTTTAATCTTCTAAAGAACTTCTCTTCTATCAATCAGTCGATTCTTTTTAAGCAAGGTAATACTCTTCGTACAATGTCAGTGATGAAGAATATCCTTGCGGAAGCTGATATTGAGGAAGATATTCCACAAGATTTTGCAATCTATGATCTTGTTAGATTCTTAAATGGTATCTCTTTGTTTGAAGAACCAGAACTTGATTTCACAAATGATTCCCATCTAACAATTCGTGATGGTAAAAGTAAGAGAACAAAGTATTTCTTTGCTGATCCTAGTGTAATTGTTGCACCTCCTGAGAAGTCTATTGAACTTCCTAGTGAAGATGTATCTTTTACTTTAGATAGTAATAATCTTATTCAACTTCTGAAGGCATCTGCTGTATATGGTCTTCCTGATCTATCTGCAGTTGGTGAAGCAGGTGTTGTTAAACTTGTGATACGTGATAAGAAGAATGATACATCAGATGATTTCTCTATCATAGTTGGTGAAACTGATAAGGTGTTCTCTTTTAACTTCAAGATAGAGAATATTAAGATTCTACCTGGTACATATAAAGTTGATATTTCTGAGAAGTTACTTTCTAGATTTGTTAATGAATCTCATAACTTAACTTATTACATCGCTCTTGAACCTGATTCTACTTTTGGATAATGTTTTTTAAAGAACTCAGTCTTGTTACTGGTGGGTTTGATCCTATTCATAGTGGTCACATATCCTATTTCAAAAGGGCAAAGGATCTTTCTAACTATCTTGTAGTTGGACTTAATGGAGATCCTTGGCTGACACGTAAGAAGGGTCAGTACTTCCAGTGTTGGACTGAGAGAGCAGATATTGTACGTCATCTTGATA